AGACAGGCATAAACTACCCTTATGAGCAACGTAACCCGAGACGCGCACGGCAGAATCACCGGAGGCGTAAACAACCCGACAGGTAAAGGCGGTTTCCAAGAACGCCCGCAAGACCGCGGCACATGGACTAAAGACACCAGCCCTACACGGTGGATACGCGAATACGGGAAACTATCCGCAAAAGAATTCGCTGAGAAAGCGAAAGACCCCAACCTGACTATGATCCAGCGTATCGCGGTCAAGCATATTGTGGACGCGGAGAAGAACCCGAAGGTCGCTACCGATCTGATTGACCGTTTGGACGGTAAGCCGCACCAGTCCACCGATGTGAACGTGACCGGCTACGAGCCGCCGCGTATCGTGTTGGAACCGTTTGATGATAATCCCGAGAACAAGAAGGACGGTGAATGATGAGTAAACCACGTTTGCAAGTCCAGACCATGAAGACCAGTGACCTGATTCCTTACGCGCGGAACGCGAAACAGCATCCAGACGAGCAGGTGGCGCAGATCGCCGCAAGCATCCGTGAGTTCGGTATGAACGACCCTGTGGCCGTATGGCATGACAAGGACGGTACGCCGGTCATCGTAGAAGGACATGGCAGGGTACTCGCCTTGCATAAACTCAACATCGAAGAATGCCCGGTAATATGCCTTGATGACCTGACAGACTCGCAGCGCCGAGCCTATACCCTGATTCACAACCAGCTCACCATGAACACCGGGTGGGACGCGGATATGCTTGGTGTGGAACTGGAAGACCTCACGACTGACTTTGATATGGACTTCTATGGGTTTGACCTGCCAGCGCTTGACGTGCAAGACACGGATAGTGATGAAGGTTTGGACGATATTAACGATAAGCACGCCATTCAGGTCAACGTGGACGATGAAAACGAACTAGAAACCGTGTTCAACAAGCTCGTACAGGAGGGGTATTCGTGCAAGATCATCACCATCTGAAGATTGATATTACTCGGAGTAGTACGCCGCCGGTAGATAACTTCCGCGTCAACGCTATCCGCTCCGACTACGATTACACGGTTCCCGAGGTAACGGAACACTTCACAGGGGAGATAATCCTTCCAAATGACTGGCAGATAGGCGTTATCGTCGGAGCCAGCGGAACAGGAAAAACTACCATCGCCCGCGAACTGTTCGGCAACTGCTTCACCCCACTGCCTGAGCATCGTAATCCCAGCGTGATAATGGACATGCCACAAGGCCACTCGGTTGGGGAGATAACACGCATGTTCACCTCACTCGGTTTCTCCAGCGTACCGTCATGGCTGAAACCCTACCCCGTATTGAGCAACGGTGAGAAAATGCGTGCCGATCTGGCATACACACTGCTTTCCGCAACCCCGGATAATCCCGTGGCCTACGACGAGTTCACCAGCGTGGTTGACCGGGACGTGGCCTACAATCTATGCCTTGCATTGCACAAGCACATCAAACGTACATCCGGCCTCCGGTTCATCGCAGTAACCTGCCACTCAGATATTCTCGACTGGTTGCAACCCGATTGGGTGTATTCCACGGATGATATGGGGATGATTGACCCAAAACGTTCAAGCCCGCTCAACGACGGTTCACCGTCGAACGATGCGACCGAAGCGAGTGGGCAAAGTTTAAGCGATATCATTATCTGACCGGACATCTGAATAACCGTGCCCTATGTTGGGAGGTTAAATACTGCGGGAAGCCCGTTGGCTTCTGCGCGGTAATCACCATGCCCAGATGTAACGGTACTGCAATGGCCCGTATACATCGGATTGTCATTCACCCGGACTGGCAGGGGATCGGGCTCGGGAGAATGTTGGCCACAACGGTCGCCAAGCATGTGAGCCTCAAATATGATTGTTTCCTGCAAACCTCGAATACCGCGATGAAGCACGCGCTGCTGCACCACGACGATTGGAAGCTAATACGTAACAACATCAACCTTATGGGCAGGAAGCACGCGGCAGAATACGCCCGTGCGCACGGGCCTGACTTCGGTAAAACGGCGCGCCGTGTGAAGACCGCTAGTTTTGTTATCAGGAAGCACCGATGAAGATAGCTAAACCCTACCGCGATCTATGGTGGTGGCTCCACTCAGAGACGCCACCATACCGGTATTACTGCTATTCAGGTGGCCGAGCCAGCGGCAAGAGTACGAGCGTTGCTCAGAGTCTCATACTTCGCGCCGCAACCCAGCCGATCACGGTATTGTGCGCCCGAGAATTCCAGAACTCCATCACCGATTCCGTGCATAAGCTGTTGGCTGACATTATCGAATCGTTCGGGGTCAAGGGCTTCGAGGTTACGCGCGACGCCATCCGCCACATCAACGGCAGCGTGTTTATTTTCCGAGGGTTGCACAATAATCTGCAATCGATCAAGAGTATCGAGGGCGTGGACGTGTGTTGGGTGGAGGAAGCGCAGACTATCAGCAAGGAAAGCTTGACCACGCTTATCCCGACTATCCGCCGCCTCAACAGTACTCTGATCTTCACTTGGAACCCGCTCACTTCGCATGACCCCGTGTGGACGTACTTCATCACGGGTGACTCTGAGGAACGTCGCCGCCAGACCTGCCATTGGCACACCACCTACAATGACGTGCGCCGATTGTTGAGCCAAGACGTGCTGGACATGATACGCGCCGACCAACAGTCGGCTGACTTCGCACACATCTGGCTAGGCTTACCATACTCTGATACGGATAACCAGCTAATCACCGACACGATGATAAGCGAGGCTGTACGCCGCGAACCATTGGACGGTCTTGTGACGTTCGGTGTGGACGTGGCTCGATACGGCACCGATCGCACCGCGCTCTGCATCAAACAAGGCAACCGAATCAGCATCTTGGAGTCTTGGACGCACAGCAGCATCGTGGACACTGCGGAACGCATCAAACTCCGAGCCGCCCAGTACAGGCCCGTCGCCATCCGCGTGGACGATACCGGCGTGGGCGGAGGATTGACAGACCTGCTCAAGACAAGCGGCCTGCCAGTGGACGCCATCAACTACGCCGGTAAGGCTAAAGACCCGCAGTATCCGAATATCGCCAGCGAACTATGGTTCGACTTCGCCACCATGCTGCCATTATTGAGCATCAACCCTAATCTTGACGACTTCGCCAAGCTCTCAAGCGAACTGACCACGCGACGTTGGAAAATCACCAGCAGGAACCAACGTCAAATCGAAAGCAAACAGGATTACAAAGACCGCGAGAATCTGGGCAGCCCCGACCTTGCGGACGCTGTACTGTTGGCGTGTTATGAACCGCCGAAGCTACCCTCATGGGACGTAGCCGTTTGCTAGGTTTAAGCCCTGCACCCCGGTAGACTAGACATAGGATTTATTATGAATCGAGGAAAATGTGAGCCTGCTGAACAATCTCCGTGACGGTTTTATGAGCGCTTTCGACCGTAACCATGCGCCCAGCATGTCCCCCACACCAATGGGCGGGAACATCTGGCAGCCAATGGGCGGCAACACCATCCCAATGCACGACACCTACGACAACGTGTTCCCCTATGTTAACGCCATCGCGCAACGGTTCAGCACGGTAATCCCATACGCCGTGGACTCGGAGAACAGGCGTATCGACCCGGCTCCCGCACCGTTGGCCGCCCTTTACACGCCCAACGACACCTATTCGTGCTTGGAGTTTTTAAAGATCGTTTGCGCCAGCATCCTCACCCAATCCCACTTGGATGTTCTGATCTGGACAGCCAACGGGCCGGGCGGAGACATTACAGCCGACAACATTATCGGCTATACGCTGCTGCCGTCGAACAGCCGACAGTATAATTCCACACGCTCGGACTGGTATCATCGCGTCACGATGGACTTGGGTGATGGCGAACGAGTCTACGAATTCTCCCGTGATGAAACCATCGCCCTCAGCTACAGCCAGCACCCGAACGACCCGACGCGTGGCATCGCGCCCGCCATGACGGTGAAGAAGTGGGCAAACGTTGACGATATGATTGCCGACTATGAGCGTGGCTTCTTCGGCAACAACGCCGTACCCGCTGGAATGCTCGGCATCGTGTCGGAAAACACTGAGGACTTCCAGCGCAACCGCGACCGGTTGGAAAGCACGTTCCGAGGTGCAGGCAACAACAACGGAATCGTGTACAACATGATTCCGGTTGACCCCATGACCCATAAGCCCAGCACCACCAGCAAACTCGTATGGGTACCGTTCCAGAACGCCAACGACAGTCTGGACTTGCAGACCGTGAACGACGTGGTGAACAACCGACTGTCGAACGCTCTGGCAGTCCCGGACATCATTCGAGGTATCGATAACGGGCAGACCTACGCCAACGCCGAACAGGCCGAACGTGCGTTCATCGAAAACACGTTGAAGCCGTTGTGTATGACGGTGTGGGATAAATGGCAGTTCGAGCTTGACCGTATCACCGGAGGCTTAGGCTACGGCATCACGTTCGACCTCGATCTGCCCTCGCAAACCGACGTGGAGAAGGTACAGGCGGATACGCAGAAGGTTCGTATTGACTCGCTGACCCAGCTTGTGAACATGGGGGCCAGTCTGGAATCTGCCGTGGACGCTCTCGGCCTCCCCGAAGCGTACAAGCGCCTGGACTTGCACCAGCAGGCTCCGACGCTGACTATCCCAATAGCCGCAAAACGATATGCGCGTAATATCAAACCGCAGGAAACGGCAACCGAGAATCGCATCCTCCCGGCGACGCGACGCTACGTGAACAGAGTCATCCGAATGGCCCGCCGCTCCCAGAACGGGCTACGCGATGATCTGGAAGCCATCGGCGACCAGTGGATAAACGACGTGGAAGACGACTTGATGACCAACCTAGCCGCCTACGCCCGCCGTACCGGCTACGAACTGGAACAGGTCATTACCGCGTGGGCGGAACTCCACCCCGAAAGCTCCATCTCCGTGGATATTGAGGGATACACCGCCGATGATTGGAGGCAACTCTACTTCTGGACGGAACTCCCCGCAACCGTGCGTGAAGCCTACGTGGAACACTTGCGAAGCATCGCCAAGTCCACCAGCAAGACCATTACGAACGACGTGCTCGAACTGTTGAACCGGGCCGACGTGGAACAGTGGGACGCCGAACGCCTGCGCGACGAGCTCGAACGTATGGGCAACAATCACGCCGAACTGATTGCCCGGTGTGAGACGGTGCAATCCCAACGGCTCGGCAGCTTGTACAGCGCCCGCAATCTTAGCGAAACGCTCGGAGTCCGACTAGCTAAGGTGTGGCGTACCAGCGGCGACGAAAAAGTGTGCGAATTCTGCAACCATATGGAAGGCAAGCGAATCGCATTGGATGACACGTATATGGCCGAGAACGCAAGCGTCGAGATCGGCGACAGAACCTATGTGAACAATTTCGAGAGTATGCAAACACCGAACGGACACCCCAACTGCCGGTGCTACGAGGATTACGAGGTGGTCGAATCATGACGTATGACATCCATTGCAAACGTTGCGGACGCTATCTAGGCTCCTGCGCCCGCAACACCACGATTAAGTTGAAGTGCCCGAACTGCAAAGGTCTGGACACGTATCGCATCGTGCTACTATGGGGGACAGAACATTAAGCCCATTAAGGACGTTCGACTGCACCACTCCCCTACTCGTTTGAAAGGGTCAAGATGAAGACTCGTAAGAGCTTCGCAAACAGCGGTGCCCCAGAAACCAATGGTCGTACACTGACCTTCCTCGCCAACAGCGGCAAAGTAATGTGTGACGGACTCACCGTAGACTTGAAGACACTGAAAGCGCCGTTAATCGACGGCACTCTGAAACTCGTGTCCGACCTTACAGAGTCCGACAAACTATCCCTACCGTTGCTAATTGACCACATGCCCAGTATCGAATGCCAAGCGGGTGCAATCATCCGACTTTGGATGACCGACGCCGGACTAATGGCCGAAGCGAAACTCAGCGAGGTAGATCAAGGCGAACGTATCCGCCAGCTTGCCGCCGACGGATGTTTGACCAACAGTTTCAGTATCACCGTTGAATTCAACCAGCGTCCCGGCAAGGACGGTATCATCCATGATGGCGAACTACTGGAAATCAGCGTCGTTTATCGTGGGGCCGACCCAAGGGCCGCTTTCACCGCAATCAACAGCCGCAACAACAACACGAATGGAGACACCATGAACCCGGAACTCCTGAAGAAACTGGCGCGTACCATCGCCCAGTTCAAACTCACCCCCGACGAGGCGGAACAGCTCACCACGTCTATCGGTGAGATCATGCAGGGCGCTCTCGATGACATCACCGAAGCCATCGGAGCACAGTCCGAATCTGACAATCAGGAAAACACTCCGGCTCCGGAGGAACCCGTGCAGACTTCCAACGCCCGCCAGACCATCATCATCAACAAGGCCAACCACGCGGCACACCAGTCGGGTACCGTGAAGTTCTCCCACGACCGTAAGACGTGGCTTGACTCCGATGACGCCATGATCGCGTTCGAGCGTGCCCTGATCGACACTGACAACAAGGGTGTCGAAGCGTTCCACCGTGAGTGGGCTGACACCGTGAACCGTAACATGTCGGACACCGCGTCGTTCGGAGTGGACGCCACCAATGTGAACAAGTTCATCCCGACCGAAGCCATCACCACGATCTCGGACGCTTTGAACACGCGCGGCTCCGGCCTGTGGAACCTGCTGCGTAAAACCGGTCTTGACCGCCTGACCATCGGCGGCAACGTCAACGGTCTGACCGAACAGACCCGCGCCCACGGCTACCCGGTGACCAAGTACGGTACCGAGAAGACGAAACAGGTGCTTTCGTTCGTGAAGCGTGAGCTTCAGGCCGACTACACCTACAAGTACATCACCCTGAACAAGGGTGATATCCGCCGCACCCAGCGTCCGGGCGCTCTGCTCCGCTACGTGCTTCAAGAACTCCCGAACTACATTATCCAGACCATCGAGCGTCAGATTGCGCTCGGCGGTTACACGGATATGGCGCACTTCCGTTCGGTTGTGACTGACGCGGCGGACAATTCGTCCGAGTGGAAGGGCAACCGTTTCGCGCTCTCCTACACCATGACGGATAACACTCCGCTGATGGACTTCGTGCGCGCCTCCCACATGGTTCGCGCTCAGGGCAACAAGGTGCTGCTGTGCAACGCTGACACCGTTGCCGACCTGCTGATGTCCGCGAACGCGAACGGCAACACGTATATCGCTCTCGGCGGTGACGATACTCTGGCCCGCGCCCTCGGCGTCCAGCAGATCATCACCCCGGAATGGTGGACGGACACGGACGACACTACCACCATGGGCGTCATCATGGCCGCGTCCCACTACGCCGTGGTTGGCGATACGTCCATCGAGGCATTCACCAACTTCGCGCTGTCCACTAACACCAACGAGTATCTTCAGGAAATTTACGCTGGTGGTGGTCTGGACGCGGAGAAGTCCGCCGTGGTCATCAAGCCGAAGGCCAAGTGAGGTGATTCCTAATGAACACCGAAATGTACGCACGAGTCGGCGGCAAGGCGCTGCCAGAAGACAACATGAACACGGTTAAGGTCATCAACTTTGTTGATGAAGAGGGTCAGCCCGTGGCTATCGGTAAGGGTGCCAAGGGTGATCCCGGCCCGCAGGGCCCGCAGGGGCCTCAGGGCCCCGCTGGCCCGGCTGGTCAGGATGCCACGATCACTAAGGCCGCCCACGTTGACCCGACAAGCGGCACAGTAACGCAGGTGGTGAACGCTCTGATTACCGCAGGTTTGATGGAGTCCGCCTGACACGCTACCCTAAACAGTAGCGGGACTGCACCGCAAAGGCCCTATCTCCTACAATGGGAGGTAGGGCCTAACTCATTTTCGGAAGGAGCAAACATGGACATCGACGCCAGCGTAATCGATCAAGTGGGAGACGCGACCTACGCGCGCTGGAAGGATGCCGCGCTCGCAGACCTCGCCAATATCCTATGCCAAAAAGCCCTATTCCAACTTACGGATGATTACGTGGGAATCGTCGTAGGAGATGGCCGCCACGTAGCACTAATGGCGTGGTACTCGGCAGTGACCAACGTGCAGACCACCGACGGCGTGAAGCTCGATTTTCATGTGAACTACGAGATGGGCGACGGGTGGACGCCCGAAACCAAATACGCCAACTGCATTACCATCACGGAACAGCTCACGGCGGGTACGGCAGTAACCGTGACAGGAACACACGGGTTCGCCAAACTGCCCGCCCCGTTATCCTCGGTGCTGGCGGCGGTCATCGAGGCAGACCAGAATGTTCTTGAACAGACCGACCGCATCACTTCCAAGAGTATCGAGGATGTGAGCGTGAGTTACGCAACGATCAACGAGACTGCTATGGAACGTGCGTTGACGCCGTACCGTTCTCTTATCAGCCAGTGGAGCCTATGCAGGAACGGCAGCCAGACCGGTGGCATTCTCTCCATGCCTCGCAAGCATCATCAATTGCCGTGGTGGTTGAACGCTCAGGATTATATGGGGGGTGACTACGCTTATGGCAACGCTTTGTGACCCGTTCCGCTTGTTCCCGAACCAAGTCCAGACGGCAACGCTTTGGCGGTACACTGCTCCCGGTCTGCCTAACGAACAACTGGCCGACTTGCAGGTGATTGTGAAGCACTCCACCCAGTCCGACCAGCCGATCGAATACGGTTCGCGTATCAGCAGCCGCCGATTCCACATTAAAACGGACACGGTTCCTGAGAATATGCGAGGAAACATGGAACTATGGCCCGACCTCATGTTGGAGCTGGCCGATGGCAGAGTGTACCAAGTCACGCAAGCAAGTCGCGGCGATGATATGGACATGGGGGAGACTCGGTTCATCACCGTGTATGGGAACCCGTATGGAAGGGATAGTCTATGAGCTACCGGTTACAGTTGTCCGCTGATTGGGCGCGTAAGCTCTCTACCCAACAGTTGAACAAGGGCGGCGTGAGAATGATGACCGACATTCTCAAGATGGCCCGTCAAAACGCTCCCGTACTTACCGGTGCTTTGCGTAACAGTGGTCGTTTCCAACAAGTCTCCACGCTCAAGTGGCGTATCACGTTCGGCAATGGCCGTGTTCCTTACGCGCGTATCCGCGAACATACGAACCGGTTGCATCCGAACACGGTACGCTACCTCCAGCGGGCGCGGAACACCGCAGCTAGCCGTGTGAAATCGTACTTCGATCTAGGATAGGAGCGACATCATGATTGATCTGGCCATGTGCATGACCCTACAAAACGAGGGTTTCGGCACTTACGGCAAAACACTGTTCTTCGGAACTAGTCCAGTATTGGACACGGGTAGCGTCACGAACGCCGAAGGAATCTGGGTCAACGCGAACACTGTGGACATCAACGGCGACCTGTACACGGATCAGCTCACCATCAGTAGCCGCTACTTCGACGTCATCGAACAAGGACGGTTGATGCTCCGACTCTTGCACTTCGTCAACAATCGTCTGCATGACTATTGCATAATGACCTGCAACCCAATTGCCGATATTGACTTTGTATCAATCCGCGTGCACCCGGCAACCGCCATCGACATGGACGCCATCGACGGGGAAGGACGCTGGGTGAAAAGCATCCGATTCAACGTGGATTACAAGCTCTCCATCGAAACGGTAGAATAGGAACCGTCCATTAGTCGCGCGCGTGCAGTCCCGCCCGACGAAAGGACAATAAAATGGCCTCCTACCCACTGATCGGCAAAAAGACCGTCTACATCGACGACCTCGTAATCAGCCCCGACTTCGTGCAGGATGAAGTTGGCACCATCACCCTGACTCCCGGCACTACCGAGGTTGCTTCGCAGTCCGGCACCGTCAACGTGCCGAACGGCTCCTACGAGGAAATGAGTTTCGAGATCAACATCATCTGTCCGAGCGTCCGCTTCCTCGGCATGTTGTTCCCCGAACTGTACCACAATGCAAAATTCAAGCGCGTTATCTCCGGTTCGATGTCCGAAACCGGTCAAGTTCGTTTCGGAGCCAACGAATGCGTATCGAACACTCCGCGTGACATCATCATTCACAACGTGTGCGATGGACACAGTTCGGCTCAGGACTTCCGTATCCCGCAGGCGCTAATCAGCGCGGGCGGCGAATTCACTCTGAGCCTGTCCGACCCGTTCGTGGTCACGCTGACCGGCTCGATGACCTCCGGGGCCAACGGTGCCGTGGTCATGGGCGAACTTGATCTGGATAAACCGTCGTACTACGACGAGGATTCCGGCACCATCAAGACGGAGAGCCCTCAGATTACCTCGCTTACCGCGTCTCCGGCGAACATCTCCGGTCGTGTCAACGATCATGTGACCGTGAACGTCGTGGCGTCTCCGAATGGTGCGACTGGCAACATCACCGCCACGGTATCCGACACCGGGAAGGCCACTGCTACGGACAACGGGGACGGCACTTGGGACATTCAGCTGAAGCAGACCGGTACGGGTACCGTCACGTTCAAGAGCGGCAGTGTCCAGACCGTGGTTAACTTCAATGTCGCCAGTGCGTGAACATGAGTAACGCCCGCTACCAGAATTGTGGTGGCGGGCGCAGGATGGAAAGGTTGCAAGAAAAGCAACATGATTCATGATATCACCCGATTGGAGCAATAATGACTACCCCTGTTTTGAGCATCGACACCCGCGAAGCGTTCCGCACCCTCACCGTGAAAATCGACGGCACCGTGTACACCATGCGACCGCTCGGCTCTAAGGACATGCTCACGATCTTGGATAACGCGGAGACTATCGATAAACTGAGCACTGGCGTGACGAACCGTGAGACTTTGGAAACCGCTAAAAAGATTATCTTCCCGCTTGTCGAATCGCTTATGAGTCCCGCTGATAAATTCTCTGAGTGGGCTGAACAGACCCGTAAACGTAGTTACCTTGCCTATCAGCGTGCCATGACCGCATTGTGCGGGCTTATGGCAAAGAACATCACCGTTGATATCAAGGGTGAATGATGAAGTCGTGGGATAGTCTGCTTACCCCCGCCGAACGGGAGGCGATGAAGGATTACAAGCAGAAGGAGGCGGCCCGCAAGCCGCTTCCGAGCGTTCGTATCCTCGCTGAACTTGGTGACATGTACGGGTGGCAGGCTATCCGCGACGTATTGGAGAACAACGTGGCCCCCGACTTGATGATGAAACTCATAAAAGAAGGACGCCGCGTTCAACGCTTGAAGCTGGCCGACCAGTATCGCATGACGTTCAATTGCATCGCCGCCGCGCTATCCAAACATAGCGACCAGAAGATAACCAGTATCATCAATAATCTTATGAAGGACTTGTGATGGCAGACGCAACACTAACCCTTGACGCTGAGATCGATACCAGTGATTTTGATAATGGCTCGAAAGACATTATCAAGGCGCTTGAGGATATCGAATTCGCCATTAGGGAGACTGACGGAAGCCTCAATGACGTAGGCAACGCGACTGGGACTGCCAGCAGCAAATTCGGTAAGTTCGGTGCCGCCGCCGGTGCCGTTGGCGGTCTCGTATCCTCTGGTATCAGTATGGCGGTTGATGCGATTGGAGACCTTACCGGCGATATCGTGGAAGCGTCTGATTCGGCGGATAAGTTTAAAAGCACTCTGAACTTTGCTGGTCTGGATACAGGTACTATTGACGCGCTTACGGCCAGCACTCAGGCATACGCCGACCAGACCGTGTATTCCATCAGTGATATTCGCAACGTGACCGCCCAGCTTGCCGCGAACGGCGTACAGGGCTTCGACAAACTAGCCGAGGCGGCGGGTAATCTGAACGCTGTAGCCGGTGGCAACGCCGAAACTTTCAGCTCGGTGGGTATGGTGCTTACTCAGACTGCTGGCGCGGGCAAGCTCACCACGGAAAACTGGAACCAGTTGGCCGACGCGATTCCGGGTGCTTCCGGCAAGCTTCAGGAGGCGATGCTGAAGAACGGCGCTTATACTGGGAACTTCCGTGATGCGCTAGAGAATGGCGAAATCAGCGCGGAAGAATTCAATAAGGCCGTAATGGACTTGGGCATGACCGACGCCGCTCAAGAGGCCGCGACTAGCACCAGCACTATCGAAGGCGCGATGGGTAACCTCCAAGCGTCCGTGGTCGGCGTGGGCACGACTATTCTTGACCAGTTCAAACAGCCTCTGACCGATGGCATCAGCTTGGTGGCGCAGGGCATCAGCGGTCTTAGTGGCGTGTTTACGGGTCTGGTGCAGACCATAGGCCCGATTCTCTCCCAGATCGGCACCGTGTTCCAGACGGCTTTCGCGCCCATAGGCGAGATGATTATGACTCAGCTTCTTCCAGCTTTGCAGCCGCTTATGGGTGCTTTGCAGAATCTCGGCAACGCGGTCATGCCCGTCATCATGACGGCGATACAGACCATCGCCCCCGTGTTGGCAACCGTGGTGAGCAACGTCATCCAGACCATGAGCGTTATCGCCACAGCCGTAACCCCGGTGATTAATAACATCGCTGCGTTGATTCAGGCCGTGCTTCCGGTTATTCAGTCACTGTTTCAATCGTGGGGTTCCGCGATTCAGGGCATCATCAACGCGGTTTACCCATACATCCAAACGGTTATCACATCGGTCATGAACGTTATCAACGCGATAATCACCACCGTATTGGCTGCAATTAACGGTGATTGGTCTGGAGTATGGGAAGGAATTCAGAATATCGTTTCCAGCGTTTGGGACGGTATTCAGAATATCGTTTCTGGTGCCATCAATGCAGTGTTAGGCGTCATCTCAAGCGTGCTGAACGGCATCAGCGGTATTTTCAGCAGTGTCTGGAACGGCATCAAGGGCGCAGTAAGCGGCGCGTGGAATGGCATCACCAGTGCTGTCAGCAGTGGCGTAAGCTCCATGATGAGCTTCATCACCAGTATTCCGAGCCGTATCATGGGCGTGTTCAGCAGCGCCGGATCATGGTTGCTGAGTGCAGGCAAAAACATTATTCAAGGTCTGGTTAACGGCATTAAGAACGCCATCGGCGGTGCCATCTCAGCAGTCAAGGACGCTGTTGGCGGTATCATCGACGGTGCCAAAAGCATGCTGGGCATCCACTCCCCGTCGAAGGTGTTCGACCGTGAGATAGGTCGGATGATTCCGGCTGGTCTTGGCCGTGGCGTATCGGAGAACGAGCGTGCGGCCACTCGTCCGGTGGAACATATGGTGGACTCGCTTCTTCCATCGTCCATTGTGACGCCAATGCCTGTCATGTCCAGTCCGGTGCCCATGAACGCGACTAGTGGCCCGCGTGTAAGCGCGCCTATCACGGTGAACGCTCTTGACCCGAACGCGGCGGCTCGAGAAACCGTGAGGGTGATTAATTTCCATTACGTGTGACAAGCCGCGCGGGTAGACTGAGGGTATGGCTATCTTTACCCTTGACCCGCGCGACGTTCGTCTGACCCTGAACGGGTTCCCATTGTATGGGACTGATTCGTATGGGTGCGAGTGGCATGTAACGTTTCAAAACGTTTCTGGGCTGTTCGATGGCGTGGGTTCGACCTTGCAGACCAAAGAGAAAGCATGGTCTGATGGCTGGTTTAGCAATATTCCCGTGGCTCAGGGCCGGTCTATCTCCATTGAGGGTCATATCATCGGTAGATGCACGGAAAACTGTATCAACGCATGGGACGCCTTCAAACGTTCGTTCAACATCACCGGCCAGTCGCTGATTGTGGAGTTGGGAAGTATCAGCCGTAAGGTGCAGGTCATGCAGTCATCTTCCGCGCCATTGGTGGAATGGGCTGGTGTCAATATTCTTAAATTCAATATCGGGTTGACCGCTTTGGACTCGTATCTGTACGATACGCAGTCGTTGAACGGGAATACTGGTCTGCCAAACAGTCAAGGCGGTATGACATTCCCCTATCACTTCGAGGACATCAACACGCGCAATGGGTCAACGTGGGTCTGGTCTGAAACAACCGTGTTCGGTAGCGCGCGCCTCACGAATACGGGTAGTGCTCCTAGTCCGGTGACTATTCGTATCGATGGGCCTGTGGTCAACCCTCAGATCGAGCACAGTCCGAGCGGTCACATCATGGCGTTCGACATCAGTTTGGGCGAAGGCCATTACATTCTTATCAACGGAGCCACCCATGAGATTCTTATCGATGGCACCGATCCGGCACGTGGCAGTGTGATTCGGCGTGAATGGAGCTACGCGGAAATCGGGGAGAATGTTTGGATGTTCAGTGCCGAGGAACCATCTGATAACGCTCGTATGACGGTCACGTTCAACCCGGCTTACATCTAAGGAGGTTTCGGATGTCTTTTATCTCTAACCGGTTGCCGCAGTCGAACGGCTTATCCTCGGGCACGGAGCGTGTATTGTGGCAGCGTTCCGGCTTGCAGTTCGTGGCCGTCACGTTGGATGACGGTACGGTGATAGCGGAACTCCCCGACCTTCAACTGACTCATTTGACGTACCGTTTCGAGGAAACGACCAGTGAAACGGCCATGCTCCCGTGGCGTAACGCTCCCCGCAATTGGGATGAAGCAACCACCCCGTATCAGGTTGCCATACTCCTAGTGCGCGAATCCACCGTGTTGTGGGGCGGTATCGTGGTCAAACGAGAGCGGGTAATGCGCGGTGACGGTTTGACGCTGACATTGGCAACTGTCGAACACTACCTCGACAACGTGTATGTGCAGGATCACACGTACACTAATCGTGACCAGTGCGGGATAGTGGAAGACCTTGTAACCAGTACGCTTGAAAACCATCGTTTCAATCTTGTTGTCGAAGCGTCTCCTAGTAAGATTAAACGTGACCGCACGTATGAAGCCGAAAGCGACAAGACTCTGCTAAGCGTATTGCAGGAGCTTGCCAACGTGTTGAACGGGCCTGAATGGTGTACATCATGGCGGGCCATCAATGACGGTTGTTATGAGCCGGTGATGACGGTAGCCGACCATATCGGTTCCACCACGCCAAGCACAACATTCGATGAAAGCGTCATGACCACGTTCACCCTGCTGGAGGATTACACGAACGGGTACGGCGCTAACGCTGTCATGGCAGTGAGTACGGCTGACGCGGGCGACCGTCCCCAGTCCGATTGGATGATAGCAGACCAGCCCCACCGGCCTCGACTCGAATATGTGTTCCAACCGTCAACCAGCATCAAGAACAAGAGCACCCTGAACGAACACGCCAAATCATCATTGTTGCAGATGCAGAACGGTACCCAGACCATCACAATGGGCTTGAGCCTGCTATCCGCTCCAATGGTGTATGAGGAGTGGAAGCCGGGCGACCTTATCGCATGGACTGTGGAAGAAGACGGCGAACATTTCCCCAACCATAATCACGGTACCGCCCGTATCATCGGGTATGAGATTGATTTCAGTCAGTCGTGGACTATCACGCCTACATTGCAACAGGAGGATGATAATGCCGAGCAAATTCAAGTTCAGTCTCGATAGCGCGGACGCTACGGCACGCCAGTTCTCGGACATTAAACGACAGTTGCAGGAGCTGCCTCCGAGCATCGTCAACAGCGTTAAACCTATGGTCGATCGGATCACGGCCATGTATGAGGAAGTGCAGACGTTGACGAACAATCTTGACCAGCGGGTGCAGGAAAGCATTGCCCGCAACAGTTACACCCGTTCCGAGATTGACACTAAAACACAGGAATGGAACTGGGGCATTCTAACGCCAAACCGGGGTGGTACTGGTACCGCCAACGCCTACAACAACTTGTTTACGTCCGGACAATGGCGGGCCGCGTGGATATTGTCTAACGGAACTATTGGAACGGCGCAATCTATTCGTGCGGTTAAAACCGATATCGTTGACGCAGACGAATATATTCCCGTTGACGCTCTACGCAAGGTGAAATGGTGCATCTACAGGATGAAGGATGACAAGAACCTGAACCTTGATGACGCTCAACCAAGGGTAGGTATGATTGCCGACGATATGGACGAAAACGGTTTGGGTTTCTTCTGCGAATACAATGATGACGGTACTCTAATGGGTATCAATTATCCGATGTTGGGAGTGGCGGCGCTCAGGTTGGCTCAAATGGTGGCGGACGAAGTGGATGCGCTCAAGGCCAAGGTTGAGACGCTATCCAACGGCGTAGATAAAATAGGTGTAGACGATTCGGAGGATTGATTATGGCTATTATCATGCACCCGCTTACCGCTAAGAACGGTACCCCGACGTATACTGCGGACGATTACCGTCACGCCATCAACCCTCTATTAATTCCGTCTGATGGTACCGCGTTCAACGGGTTGTCCGGCATCCGCTACGGTTCCCCTAGTCCTCTGGTCACGGTGAGCGGTCTGACCGTTACGGTCAAACCTCATTGTGGTACCATCAGCCCGTGGGATGGTCTCGGCGCGTACACTTACGCCATCACCACCAATACGACCGTGCAGTTGGCGGACTCAACTAACAATTACAAAATCGCGGTTACGGTGGAAGACCCGTCTCAATCGCACGGTACGACTCCACGCGGAAAGATCGAAGTGTTCCCTGCTGGCACTCCTGACTCGAATATCAACGGTCTTGTAATCGCCAAGGTGAACGCCGGTGTCGCGTCGGACGTGGCTCCGATTATTCGTAATAACGCGGTTCTGATGGCGCGTGATCTTACCCAGCTCAACACCATTGACGCGGTGGACGGGCAGGAGGCTGTGACTATTGCCGATAATGCCCATTATGTAAGAAACGACAATGCGTGGGAGTCGTCCGATACGCCGCAAGAAATGATTGTCTTCGCTCACTCAAAGGTTATCAGACCGTCGATCTCTACGCAGAACCCAGAACTATACTCTGCGAGTGAATTGGAAACTCTCGCGCAACAGCACGGCGTCACCGGGAATCTTAATATCCCCTGTGTAAGTGTTATGAACGGAGACTGGAATACTACTAGCATCTGGATTAACGGGATCATGCTACAGAACAACACTATCGTACTTAGTCTCAGTAAGTCACTGAATGCCAATACGCCGCTACGAGTCAACTCTTTAATAGGGTTCGCAAAGTAATACGCCGACCGAACCGGTCACACCGGCATACCACCTTCGGCTCGCGCCTCGACGTTCTTCGGAATCGGAACGACGAAGCTCACCAATTGCCGTTCTTCACATGATAAACGACATAATCCCATATCCCATGAGCATTATCGTCATGGTCTAAGATAGAGACTATGACTGATATTCTCACGGCAATCATCGGCGTAGGCGGCGTAGCACTCGGAGGACTCATAACATGGCTAGCTAACCGCCGTTCAGACCTGACCAGCGCATATCAGTCATTAGTTTCAGCTCAAGGGGATATAAAACGGCAGATAGATGCCCAAGACCAGAAGATAGAAGCGCTAATTAAGAACCGTAGTGAGTTGCAGTACACGATTGATCTTGAGACGGGCTATATTCGCGCGTTAGGACATTGGCTATCCAAGTTCTGCGATATCATCGAACCTGAATTCTTGGCGAATCATCCTAAACCGTCGTTGCCCGATGAGCTACGCGACCGTATCGCGTCCCTTGAGAAACTGGCCGGAGATAACGACTAGTCTGTCCATGTGCATGGAACCGTTTCACGCATAGTGCCAGCGATGTTATTTTTTTCTGATGATAAGGCTGATGATAAGATGATCCTATGAGACGTTCCAAACGGTGGCTGACCCTTGTATTGCTGCTCACCGGCGTCTCGTTCATAGTCCACGTCCTGATGTTTCATGCATGGCGTGGCGGTTCTTCTACACAATCAGCCTATAGGAGGGAGTTTCGATGGCTCTGAACGGTATAGACATCAGTAATTGGCAGGCTGGTATTGATTTGTCTGCCGTACCGTGTGATTTCGTCATTAGTAAGGCGACGGAGGGATGCTGGTACGTGTCCCCGGATTGCGCTCGGCAAGTGGAACAGGCGTTGAGTCTTGGGAAATGTGTTGGCGTATATCATTACGCCAACAGTGGTGACGCTGTTTCCGAAGCCGACTTTTTCGTGAACAATTGCGCGAATTGGGTCGGCAAGGTTGTATGGTGTTTGGACTGGGAGCAACAGGGTAACGGACTATTCGGGTCTGGCGCTGCCGCGCAACAGTGGATTAGGGCGTTCTGTGACCGCGTGTACGAGCGTACAGGCTCCCAGCCTATCGTCTACACTGGCGCGTCCATGCTTAACGACGTTCAGAACATTGGTGATCGTGGATTGTGGGTAGCCCAGTACGCGAATATGGACGTTACTGGGTATCAGGATACGCCGTGGAACGAGGGCGCGTATGCGTGCGCTATCCGTCAATATTCGGGTAATGGTCGTTTGCCCGGATATTCAGGTAGTCTTGACCTTGACAAGTTCTACGGTGATGTGAACGCTTGGAACGCATATAAGGCTGGTCATTCGAGTGTGACCAACGTGCCGACCCCTTCCGCTCCTGCCCCGTCTACTCCCGCGTCTGACACGTACACCGTGCGTTCCGGTGACACGCTGAGTGGTATCGCGTCGATGTATGGGACTAGCTGGCAGGTGTTGGCGCAGATCAATAATCTGTCTGACCCGAATATGATTTATCCGGGTCAGGTGTTGAAGATCAATGGCACTGCCAATAAGGTGCAGTCCGGTAGCGACACGTATACGGTTCAGCCCGGTGACACGTTGAGCGGTATCGCCGTCAAGTACGGGACTTCATGGCAGACCATCCAGCAGCTTAACGGTATTGCCGACCCGAATCTGATTTATCCCGGTCAGGTGCTGAAAGTGCCGGGCGGTGCACCGGCACCGTCCCCGTCACCGTCTGTTACGATGTACACTATCCAGCCCGGTGACACATTGAGCGGTATCGCCGCCGCGTACGGTACCAGTGTTTCCAATCTGGTGGCGTTGAACGGTATCGCTAATCCTGATGTAATCTACGCGGGCCAAACGATTCGCGTCAACTAGACTATTCGATAGGAGGTTTGTTATGAGTATTGATACTGGTGAACCTGTCAAGGACGCCGTGATTAATAACGAGGTACCGGATGGTAATGATGATTACGTTCCGACGTTCAACGCCGCGACTCGTAAGTGGGCGTATCTGGTTTCCGGTCTTGTCGGTATCGCTGGCGCGGTGCTGACTTTCGTGAGCGCCGTGCCGGACGTGCCGTCATGGGTGGCTGTGATGGGTGGCGCTTGCGCTCTGGTCGGTTCAGGTGTTGCCGGAATGTTCGGCGTCCACTACGCAGGCATCTCAAAGTGAGGTTACCGTGAGCATCGCATCCGACTTGTTCCGCACCGTCACCGTCAAGATTCACGATATCAGCCAACAACTCCCGTACATCGTTGTCAATCAGGCGGACGATAACGGCAAGATCATCCGTTTCGTCCCATTGGATCACGGGCAGAAGGTCACCGGTTTCACAGGGGCTCGTCTGTATTATCCTCCGCGATCTGACAGCGAGTATGGTGATTACGTGACTGGTGTTGAGTCTGACGGCGCTTGGGACTTCACGATTCCCGTGGGAGTCTTGAGAGCGGGACGAGTCGGATGCAATCTCGCGTTTATCGATGGTGATGGCGAGACGTATTCGCGGAATGTCGTGTTTCTGGTCGAACCTGCGGTGTCTGGTGTTTTCGACTCGGAGGATGGTCAGCAGACACGCCTCGACAAGATCATCGGCACAGTGCAGACCGCCGCAGATACGGCTATCGACAGCATTAATAACACCGTTGACGACGCGATGGAGATCATCGGCAAGGCCGAGGAATCTATTAATGAGAGTGTGGCGGATGCGCGGGCTTCCGCTGAGTCTGCCGCGAACAGCGAAAAACAGGCGGCTGTTTCCGCCAGTGCGGCTCAGGCCAGTGAGCGGAACGCCGCCGATAGTGCCACGCAAGCTTCGCAGTCCGCCACAGCGGCGAAGCAAAGCGAGGATAACGCGGCAGAGAGTGAGCGTAACGCCGCATCGAGCGAACGTAACGCGGCAGAGAGTGAGCGTAATGCCGCAGAGAGCGCGGAACGCGCGGACGCTGCGGCGGAGGCTGCGGGCGAGCGCGTCTTCTACGCATACCCGTACCCGCCCGACCCCGGATGCTGCGTGATCGAGTACCCGGCTTTCCTTGGATACAATGGGAATACGGGCGTGTACATCAATCTAGAGACGGAGGAATAGAGCATATGGCGGACATCTCCACAGGTAAGCAGCGGGGCATCGTCCCCTTCGTGGACGAAACCACCGGACGCCTTCCAGACGAGTACCTTCCGCAGGGAGTCATCGACCTCCAAGGCGACCTTGAACAGGCGGTATCGGACGCGAGCCAGAGCGCCACGGCGGCCAAGGCGAGCGAGACGTCGGCCAAGGCGAGCGAGACGGCAGCCAAGGCGAGCGCGACCGCCGCGGACTCTTCCGCTCAAGCGGCTGCTGCGTCGGCGGAATCAGCCCAGACGGCGACCGAGTCCGCGACGTCGTCCAAGGATGCCGCCGCACGGAGCGCTTCGGAGGCTTCGGCGTCCGCTCAGGCGGCTGAAACTTCGAAGACCAATGCCGCAGCCTCGGCCGCTGCCGCTGAGGCTTCGAAGACCAATGCCGCAGCCTCGGCTGCCGCCGCACAGGCTTCGGAGACGAATGCGGCCGCTTCGGCCACTGCCGCTCAGCAGGCCGTGGAGGGTTTCGGCTTGGAGGTCGGTACGACGACCACGGGTGAACCGGGGACGGATGCCGCGGTTGAGATTCAGAAGAACGGCACCAAGTATACTGCTAACTTCACCATTCCTCGCGGTGATGTCGGGCCTGCTGGCGTGAACGAGAACGTGCCGACCCGGACCGTGAGCGGACTGATCGCGCACGCCGACGACGCGTACCCCGTGGCTCCACGCGAGATTCGCATCCACGGTGGTCCGTTCAGCCTGTCTCTT